CACTTCCTTCGAATGCCATAATTTTAAATTTTTAAGTTTTATTTTCTAGTTTTTATTCCAAATTTAGAAGAACTACCAGTCTTAATTGACTTAACCGTCCAGCCGTTAGGTGGTTTAACATTTTCATGAGCTCCTCGAGGATTCATGTCAATATTTTTTGCCTTTTGCATGCTGGCTTTCATAGCGTCGGATTTTCCTTGCTCATAAAAGTGATTAGCAATCTTGTCTGCATTCATAGCTGTAAATAAAGACTTGTGATAACCTGCAGCGTCATTCATTTCATTTTTATCGTTCAAGAACTTCTTGACCAAATTATTGATGTCGCTTTGGGTGTCTTTTACCTGATCTACGTTGTTTACTTTAAAACGAAATTTCTTTTCTCCAACGTTGAAATCAAAACCTTTGAAATCATTAGAAAACAGACTTTCTGTTTTATTTTTAAATGTAGATAACTGGCTTTCAGCTACTCTAGTTGCTTCTTCATTCTCTTGTTTATAACGGTTGAAGAATTCTACCGCTTTTACTTGCTCTGGATTTAATTTAGATCCAGCTTTTATTTCATCGTAATACCTAGTTTTTAATCCATCTAGGTGATTTTTAGCTTTTGAAAGCTCTTCTCTTTTACTTATTTTTTTTCTACGTATATCTCTTTCTTCGTCTATATCTTCATCAAATGAAAAATTGTCTTCCATTAAAAAATCAATATCCTCTTTATCCAAGTGAGGTCTTGTGCTTTCGTAGTATTCTCTAAGTAATTGATCTTCGTTTAAAGAAGAGTAATCTGTATTTAGTTTTACGTAATCTTCCAAGCTTCCACCTGTCTCGTTCATAAACTCAACTACCTTTTGTATATTCTCAGGTAATTCTATACCAGCCTCAGCTTCAACTAACGCTTGTTCTACTTGCTCTTCTAATTCTTCAGCAACTTCTTGAACTTCTTCATTGGTTACTTCTTCAATATATGATTCCGGTTCTTGCTGTAATTCTTGAACTGGAGGTTCCGGTGTCTCAGATGCTTCTTCAGCTTCAATTGTTTCGTTTACAATCTCCTTTGGTTCTGGTTGTGCTTCTGGAACACTTTCTTCTTGAGGTTTATTAAGGTCATTTAAATTAACTTTAATAACACCATCTTCGAATGACATAGGACTAGTATCCTCTGCTTTAGCTACTTCCACTTCAGGGTTAGCTTGTTCTAATTGTTCTTCCATGATAAAATATTATATAATTGTTACTATTATTATTACTTAGGGTCGAAGGAACCTAAGCTGAAATCACCGCTAAGTATATCGTTTCCTGAGGATTCGAAGTTTTTAGGCGGTAAACTGTTTTGTCTTTGATTTATTAATTCGCTTTGTTGCGTTGCTTGTAGTTTAGTTCTTTCGTCTTTTCGGTCTTCTTTATCGCTTACTTCTGTTTTACGATTGTTAACTTCTATACCTTTTAATTGCATATTCATTTCAAATTCTAATTGCATAAGCTCTTTCTTTAATGTAGCTTCTTTCATTAGTTTTTGATCAGCAATACTAGCTTTAACATTCTCTAATTCTATTTTTTGTTGTGTAAGAGCTTGGTTCTTTTGTACCTCTGCTTGAGCAGCTACTTGTTGAGCTTGAGCGTTCGCATCTGCTTGTGCTTGTATATTTTGCTGTTGAATTTGTTGGTCACGCTTTTGTTTCTCTACTCTTCTTATCTTTAGTAATTGATTAGCTAGCTTTAAATTTTTAATCTCTCTAAGGTCAATTGCATCGGATAAATCAATAAGCCCGCTTTGGACAGCTGCTTGAATATTGTTTTCTAATACAGCTTTTTCTTCTTCGTCTGGTTGTAGCTCTATAAAAATACCAAAATCGTACAAGTGAAGATTTTTCATTTCTTCCAGCACAGCAACGTTTTGGTTACCAATTTTGTGAATAAAAGCTTCTCTAGTTGGTGAGTACTCTATTATATCTGAAATTCTTAAAGATAATCCTTCACACAGGTCTGCTGTTAAAAACAAACTACCATCTAATATATGTCTTGTGGCTACATTAGAATTTGCTGCAGCTATTTTTTGAACACCAACCAATGCTCTAGAATCTGGAGTACTTCCATCTCTAGCTTCGTTAAGTCCAGTTACGTCGCGTATCATCTGCATATAGTAGTTATAGTTACCTATAAGGCTTTGCATTTTTCCACCACCTGAACCAGTTGATATTTCTTGAATAGGTACTTTACCTGGATTCATATCTCCATCCTGCGTAAATGATCTACCAATTACAGAACCTGTTTGAAAAAACATATTTAATGCTTCTTGTGGATTGTAATTTGTGCCATTTCCTAAATCAACTTCAGCTAAACCGTCTGCATCAAGATAAACACCATCCGGAACCATTCTAGACATTACTTGTTGTAATTTTAAATGCGTTAACTGAATCATATCAGCAAAGCCCGTTATACGCGAAACGATGCTCTCTATTCTACCTTTATACATTCTAGGCGCAACAATACTATAATTCATTTTAGTTTTAGTATAATCACTCTTAGGGCGTATCATATTTTTAGCCATCTCCCATTTAAGCATTTTACCACCTACAATCTTTACTCCTTCATATAGTACTTCTAACGACTGAGATAATTTTGATATACCATATTCCTCATACATTTCTTCAGGAGGATTAAACTCATCTGTTTTAGGTATTATCTTAGAAGCTCCTGTAGCTGTTTCTTTTACTTTGTATACTTCGTTAGTGAAAGTCTTGTAATTAAAGTACAGCACTTGAACAGTATTAGAATCGTCTTCGTCGTTATTGTTTATAGTTCTATTATAAAAACCACTATTACTTACAGACTGACTTGCTATTTCTTTTAAATCATCATTTGTTAACCAAGGGAATTCTTTTTTAAGTTCATTTAAGTGAACAGACTTAACTTCTCCTACGTAATATATATCATCAAAATAAGGCGAATCAGTATATGACCAAACCAAATTAACTGGATCTACATATTCTACTTTAGCTCCTTCTGCTTTTGTAAAAGTATTTTTTACTGCACCTATACCTATCGTGGTTATATCGTAATTACATCTTCTTTTTATAAGATCGTACTTGTTGCCATCTAACAATACGTTTAAAGCTTGTTCTTCAGCTAACTCAACTTGCTGCTTATAGCTAAGTTGCATATGGACATCTAACTCTTCTTTGTTTTTCGGTAATGTCTCTGGATCGTTTTCAAACAAGTTAACTCCAAACTCAGCTTCTGCGAATTCATTTAACTCTTTAGTCTGCATATCTCTAATAAGAGACTCCATATACTTAGTCCTTTTGTTTACTCCATAAGGGTCCTGTGAATATGCTTTTATATCAAATTGTCTGTCTGAAATACCGTTAACAACTATATCTACAAACTTAGGTATAATAGGTACTGGTTTCCAGTCTAAGTTTAAATAAGATAAATCACCGTTTATAGATAACTCATCTTTGTATTTTTGAATGCTTTGTTCTCCTCTAGCATACAGCCTTAGATTATGAAAAGATACTTGATTACTTTTAAAACGGCTATTGCCATTATCATTATTAAACCATTCTCTTTCGATAGCTCTACCAACTGTTGTTCCGTATTCTAGTGATTGCTTTTCTTGATCACTAGCTATTTGACTTGGAAAATAACTTGTTATAACTGACTCAGCCATATTTTTATTTTTCTATTAATTTTGAAAATCCACCAGAATTAGTGTATTTAGCTATTTTTAAACTTATTTTATTTTTTTCTACATTAGGTCTTGGGTGATATAAGTGTCTATTACAAGCCATTATAGCCAGCCCTGAACTTATTGCGGCATCAAACTTTGTTCTTTTATTTATATCAAATCCAGCCCAATCATTAAGAGTGGTGTTAAAATACATCGCTCCGTATTGCCCATCTTCGAGTAATCCAACATGTTTATCTATATATGTTTCTATAGCTGCTGCGTGAGCTTGTTTTATATCTTCGCTTGAGTTAGGCATACCACCTATTTCTCTTTCAGTAACAGATAACTTGTTCCATATTTTGTCAGGCCTATTCATCGAGTAACCTCTGTAACCTCTTCTTTTAAAGTAATACAATAATCTAGGTTTATTGTTTTCTGCTAGTATTGGCATTCCGTAAAACACGCAAGCCATTAATACATCTTCAAAAAATATTTCAGCGGTTTGAGGTCGTGCAATATATTCTAAAAAAAATGTATTTGCAGGAGCATCCTCCATACTAAATTTAGTTAAACCGTGCAAAGCGCCTTTTGAACCGTGACCATCCGTTGTGCCTGATATATCGTAGCTGTCACATCCGAAAGCACCCATATGTTCATTACCCGGACTTTTTAGCCCTTTATTGATAATTTGTCTATTTTGCAAAGCTGCTCCGGGTACCCAAGAAACTTTAAACCTTCCATTAGGATTAGGTGTGAATATAACTGTTGAATCTTTTATGCCGTTAGCCCATTGAAAACTACCTGTTGTTAATACATTAGTATTACTTAAATCTTCGTTATAATCTATTTGCTCATATATTTTTGCTAAATTAAATATACTATTCTTAGCTTCGTCTCTAAAAGCATGTTCTTCTGTGCGTGGAAATTGTCTGTAGAATTCATTTAAAGCATCCTGGTCGCCTTTTAATCCTTCAGCCTCATTATCCCAGTGTTCTATAACTCCGACATCTATAATGTCTCCTAATGGACCTGTTACCACTTCTTTAGGTGTGTTAAATACAGGGTGCCCAAACTCATCTATAAAACCTTCGTAATTCCACTCCATCGGAATAAATAAAGAATACAATCCTGACGCTGTTTGACCGTTTTTGTTTCTTTTTAAAACATTAGAGTTATTATATAATTTTTTAAAATTAGAACCTCCTTTGTCTAAAGCGTTTGAGGTTGAACCCATCATACACTTACCTATAATTCGAGAACCTAGTCTTAAACATGTTTTTGTAACTCTCCAGTTATTTAATATGTTATCAGGTCTTTCCCATTTACCACTTTCATCATGTACTAGTAACCTTAGTTTTTCACCATCATAAGAGTTATCTCCTGTATTTTTCCAGTCAATAGTAGTATCTAATCCCTCTAGTACTTCTGTACTCTTTTTAGCTTGTATTGATTTTCTCGTAAGCCTAGACGCTGGTATCCTATACGCGAGTTCGGTTTTTGGTCTATCCATACCGTCTTGTATGGGCTTAAAGAAGAATGGGTAGTTAACTGAGATTGGTACAACTTTATCGGTAAACATTTTCTTTGCATCCGATCCAGATTTTGATAATATTCCAAATCTAGCGTCACTTGAGATGGTTGCCATATTGACTGTTTCTCCTGATGCCATAAATGAAAATCCTGAACGTCTGTTTTTAAGGTAAGACATTCCGTAACATCTACTGTCTGCTTTACAAGCTTCCCAGAATATATAGAATAATCTGTTTGCTTCCCTAAAGTCTGCGTTCCCAACGTCAATCTTAGACCATTGCAGGTACATAAAATGAGTACCAGTGATGTAAGTAGCCACGTTCTTGTTATTGAACCAATGACCTTCTTCTCTTCTTTTAAATTGTTCATCTATATACCCCTCCCATTTATTTTGAAAATCTTCAGGATATTCTCTCCAATCAAATATACTAGTTATTGATTTTAGTTCTTTAGGATATTCTTCGACTTTCCACTTGTTATTAGTTTTGTCTATTTTAGCAGGTGCTTTGGGTAAAGCAATTTTTAGGTTCTGTATATTATATATTTCACCAATTTGACCTGTTTTGCTAATGACAACAATATCGTGTTCTTTATCGTAACCGTACTTCCACTTTCTAGATTTATTCATTCTAGATATAGTGTTTTTTCTTATAGGCGTTACAACATTATATAAAGTCTGCTCGTACATTACTTAGACCTTTTTTCAGCAAAACCTTTAAAAGCTTTTTTAACCTCTTCTTCCTTAGGTTTGTTTTCAAGCATATCCTCTTCTTCTTTTATTCTGTTTAGAATTTCAAAAGCATCAAATATAGCCAACTTCTTTGTAGCTGCTGCGTTTTTTAATCTATCAGCAGATATATCATCATCCGAGTCAACTATTTTTTCTTTAGCAACTTGAATTAGTTCTTCAACTGCTTTATGTCCAGCTTGGATTATACTCCTCTTCGTTTCCTTTATATTCATATTTAATTGTGATTGAATTAGTGGGTACTCTATAAAGTCTGTTTTTTCCAATAACAAATTCATATTCCGCCCCGGGTCTAAACCCTACTAAATTACCCTTGTCTAAACCTTTGAGACTTGGGTCTTTAAAATATAATATACCAACAGCTGGTTTTTCTGAGTCCATTGAAAAAACTTTAGTTTCTTTTATAGGCTTAACGAAATTAAACCCTCTGCAACTCTGCCAGTCTTCGTTTCTTTTATAAGCAAATACTTGATCTTCATTTACAAAATAAATGTCATCTTCGTAATATGACTTACTATTCTTTTCAACACCTCTTATATCTTTAAACCTACGAAATACATTGTGATGAACTATAACTTCATCTCCAACTTTTATATCTGTTTTTATTGCAGAAGGAACTGCTATTACTTTAGCAATCCTGTTTGAATAATTATGATTTTGTAGTTCAGTATTTAATAAAAGAGTATTACCATCAATTTTTTTTACATTATTATATCTTTCACCAACAGGTTCTACGATAAAATTATATAAAGCTTTCATCAATATTCTAAATTGTATTCAACAGCTACAGCCATGTTTTTATTGAAATCCTTCCAAGGCATCAACTCATTACCTTTTTCAATGTATATGGAAAACTTATCATCTTCTTCTATTATATTTCTTATAACGTGACCCCCGTAAACTTCTTGTCCAACCGAGTAGTGCATTGCGTCAGTCTTATAATCCCGTCCAATACTTATTTTCCTAATCATTAGACTCTTGTTCAGTTATTTCGCCAGTAGAGATGTCTATA